CAGCGGTTTCAACAGCAACGATAGAACCACTATTCCAAACTACCTGATCGTTTAACAAAGAACCAGCAGTTTCAACAGCAACGATAGAACCACTATTCCAAACTACCTGATCGTTTAACAAAGAGCCAGCAGTTTCAATAGCAACGATTGAGCCACTATTCCAAACTACTTGACTGTTTACCGACGAACCAGAAAGCGATATCGCTATAATTGAAGCACTGTTTATTGCAATTTCTTCTTGATTGTCCTGAATTACGTCCCCTAGGTCTGCTCTTTGAGACGCAACATTCATTTTGTTAATTTGTGCTACTTCTGCATCAGTCAATGTATATGTCGCCATAATTTATTCCTCCTTAATAATAAATATACAATATCATTTAAATCTTAGTCATTATGTTATGTTCCTTTATTTTAAGTATATTGTTTGATTTTAAATTATTATTGTCTTTCCTTAATATTTTTACTTTTTTCCACCCTTTTCAATATTAGAAGCACTATCTTCTGTATCAGTTGATTTAATTTTATCATCACCTTTTTGGGGAGCCCCTACACCGTCCTTCCCGCTAAGTTGTGCTCCTGGTGTTATTGGCGTTAAATTATCAACAAATTTGCTTGCTCTTGCTTCATCGAGTTGTCTTTGGAAACTAAATGGGTCCATACCTAAAGAAGCCGCAATTTTTTGAGGAAGTACAATTCCTTGCCCAGCAAGACTCATTTGTGCATCCAATCTTTGTTGACGATTTAAATAAAAATTAGTTCCCTCGAAATGAAATTTAAATTTAAAACTTTTAGTCTCTTTATTTACATGGTAATTTAAAAATTTCTCAAAGTCTGGATAAAGTGCAATTAATTGATTTTCATCAACATTAAGTGCCAATTGAGATTCGATTGCATTTTGTTTTACATCTGAAGTAAACAAAAGATTTGTATTTACTCCGGCGGACGCCAAAGTAGTTTTTATATAAGAACTATACAATTCATTGTCAGATTCAAAATCTATACCTTTTATATTAGTCAATGGTACAGCAGCAGTTTTAATAGCAGAACCAATCGCAGATTTTACCAAAGCTAAAAATTCTCCCAAGTTTTTGGCAGAAATACTGAACTGATCTCTAGCTGATGCTTGCGTAGTTTTATTTAATAATGGAATTTCTCCAATTACTAATTTTGCCGCTTCAGCCATGTTCACACTTTTTTGTAATGCTCTCATTGTTGGTTGTTCAAACAGATCTAAAAATAGTCCGCTATACAATGGCAATCTGGTTGCCATTGAAACATTCATTTTCCATGCCCAGCCTTCGTCGGGAGGAATATCTTGCCAGTCTATATAAGAACTACGCCCACGATAAATTGGATTGACGGGGGGATTATATAAAGTTTGTGTTTTTCTCTCTCGATGTTTTCTCTTAAAAAATGGAGGATAAAAATCTATATCAACGCCCTGTTGCATAAACCAATCCATATTAAAAGAAAATAATAACCCATAAGCCCATCTTCCAGTTATTAGTGTCCAATCAACCGAATTAGGCAACTCTTGTAAAACATATTGTTCACCCTCAAATCTTGGTGCGCAGAAAAATGTATCATTTCTAATCATCTCTTGTGTAGCAACTTTAAATTCTCTACGATAATTAAATTTATCTAAAAATTCTTTTACTTTATCTAAATCTTTATTATATTTTGTACTACTATAATCATCATATTTTGCATTTATACAATCATAAGTTAAATCAAACGCCAATATATTAGATTGATATTCCAAGAGCGTTTTATAGATTTGCGATTGAATTTCGAAATCCTGTGAAAAAGATTGCAGTTGTCTTTCGCTATCTTTTGGGCTTTTTAATGCTTTTAATAGGTCTGCTTCTGTTGCCTGTGAAGGATTTAATGTTATATCCTGCATTCTTGCATTTATCATTGAAGGAGATAAAAATTGTTGTCCTATTTGTCCAGCAAGACTTTGGGCAAATTCTAGGACATATTTCGTGTTTTCTTTAGATATAAGTATATCTTCTTGATTTTCTTCTTGTATCTCTTCATTTTCTTTCAAGGCAATCTCCTTTTATGAAAAATTAAACGGATTGTACTAATGACATCATTTCTTCGGCTGGATCATAAGTATCTTCCTTAAGAAGTTCTTGATCTAATATTGAAGCATAATGTGTCCCATATAATAAACTACTAAATCTATCTTTTCGAGTACCTGGTATTTCTGTCAACTTAATATTCCCTATACTTACAGTCATAGATAAATTAATACACTCATTAATAAGTAATGAAGTTTGTACGTATGGTGCTAAAAACCAACTTCTTGCTGTTGGATCATTTTGATCTAAGTATTCTTTCTGATATGAAGATTTTATTAAATAATCTTCAGCAGTCATTTCGTCTACCAAAAATCCAAACATTCTTTTTTGAAGTTTATCCCTCATTTGTACTGCCATAATTGAATTTAATTTGGCAGAAGCAGATATGGGATATATATTTTGAATTGCCCCTACTCCTAAAGTACGTTTAGATAATTGTTCATAATCATCATTGCTAATTGTTGCGTCTGGCACAATAGTCCATGCAGGCCATTCTGTGCCACTCTCAGAATCAGTGGTAATTTGACCCAACTGATCATACATAGGAAGCCCACCACCACCTGTGCCTACATCAAGCACTAATATATCTGCATCAAAAGCATAATATAATTGCTTAATTCTTGCACTCTGAGAAATGGAATCTACTCCAGAAAAGGTTTCCATGTAAACTAAATCTATCATGTATCCTCTGCGGGTAGGCATTAATCTTAAACATCCACTTGCAGACAAGTCATTACTTTTTCCTGCCTTTTGAGCAACATCACAAGATATAAGTCTTATCTCTCCGTCTGCTTTTTTGATAGCATAAGGATTTTTTTTAAAATTATAAGTTTCTGTTCTTTGGGGATAAAATGCTTTCTTTATTGTTCTTGCTCTATCGAACATTTCTAATTTAAAATAAGCGTCAGAATTTTCTCCATACGGAATGTTCCAATATTCCTCCTGGGCGGTTATCTCATCCATTTTAGATATTTCATTTTTAATTTGTCTAGCTGTTTTAATATGATGCCTAATAGACACAGCAAAATCTATCGCAATGAATCCAGAATTATCGCCTTTTAACATTGCCACAATATTTTTCTTTGTTTCATCAAACCACCACATATATTTGCGATAAGCACTTGATATAAATATTTCTTTTGGTTCTTCTCCCAAATGTGCATATTTAGGATTTTTTAAATAAGGCGTTTGTCGTATATAAGCAAATGGTCTGATAACTGCATCTAATATTTTTTTTTCTATCAATCTGAATTCTTCATATAAAATAAATGTTGCTCTTTTTCCTCTACTGGAATCTCTGCTTGCCACAATTTTTATTACGCTTCCATTGTAGAAATCTACTTGCCATTTATTCATATTTTCAGTAAGTTTTTTGATTTCTCTTGCGAGATTAGGGTAGTCATTACGAAGACTAGTAATTTTATCACTAACAATAATGCCCGCCTGTTGTTTTGTTGAACTAACAACAACTATTTCGCTATTAGGATATAGGACGGCTTTTGCACAAGCAAAAACACCGACGATCCAAGTTTTTCCTACGGCCCGACTACAAATAGCAACAAATGAATCACTAACACCCATAAGGTAAATAAGTAATACTTGATATGGATGTAATTTTATTCCAAAATAATGTTCAATAAACCTATGCATATTTCTGCGATAAAAAGTGATCCAATCAATTAATTTGCTTCTTCTCAACTTACTCATATCAACTTCTTTTATAGTTGAATTGGGCTTTTTGAAAATATCTTGTCCTTCCGCATCTCTTTTACTTTGATTTTTAAAATTCTTATAAGAAGGCATAATCCTTTATTCTCCTTCTTCGATTTCCTCGACCATCCCAATTGATTCTAATTCTACGGTATTAAAGTCTCTCGACCCAGTTATGAAATTTTTTATAGAACGGATAATATCCTTTCTATCTTCTTCTATTCCATCCATATCATGATATTTTGTTTGATCTTTCCACCATTCCGCTGGAGTTAAATTTTCAATATCTTTTATCCACATCCCAAATGCATCGGCAAATTTATTACTATCAACGGCATTTTGTAAAGCCGGAGTAAGAGCAGAATTTTTCATTATCTCTTGTAATTGTTTAACCAAATTGCCAGTAGAAGTTCCAGCTATTCTTGCCTTACGTATATCGTTTTGGACATGGCAAATCTCTCTTACAAGCACAATTTCTGATTGAGTATCACATTTTGTTGTTTTATTCCATCGAGAAAATTCAGTTTCAAGATATTCATAATCATCAATAGTTAATTTATCAGTTTTCCCCCATGTATCTTCATAATATTCAATATTAGGAATTTCTTTTGTTGGAATAGATTGAACAACTTCTAAAGATGGCTCAATATAAGTTAAATCTTCATCTGTATTTCTACTACCTATTTGAGTGGATTGTTGAGCACCAAGTTTAGATTTATAAATGCCAAAAACATTTCCCAATTCAGTTCCACGTTCTTCATAGGTTTGCATATGCCTCTTTGTGGATTCTATGGCAGATTCATCGTATCGAACATTCAATATTTTGCACATACGCAATATTGTTCTTTCCATTGTTCCTTCTACGGCAAAAAAAGAGTTATAAATATCTTCTATACATTCTTTGCAAATGCTCATAAACCCATTAGAATCCAAGAAAAAATCAGTGGCTTTATAAAAATGTGTATCTGTCTTAAACTCCATACATTTACGACAATAACACTTTTCTTTATCTTCTTTTTCTACTCTTTTAGATCTTGCCACAATAACCTCTTTTTAAATAAAAAATAGGCTATAAAATTATAGTCTATTTTCTAATATTTTTATTAAATTTGATGTTTTATTTAGTTTTTCTATTTTTTAATGAATTAGATATTTTATTTTTTGTTTCTTCCGACATCTTTTTGCCGTAATTATGATTTTTATCTCCAGAAGTTGCTATAGATATTTTTTCTTTTGTCTCATCCGATAAGAGTTTCCCAAAACTTGGATTATTTTCTCCCATTTTAGATTTAGATAAATTTTCTTTATGTTCTTCTGAAAGACTTCTACCCGTCATTCCCAATGATATATTGCGTTTATGTTCTTCGGTAAGTTCTCTTCCTGTGAGAGAATTAGACATTCTCTCTCTTGTTTCTTTAGAAAGTTTCTTTCCCCAATTGCAACTTTTTTCCCCTGTTTGTCTTCTTGAAATCGCCTCTCTTTGTTCTTTATTCCAATGAACCCCTTTTCTGCTAGGAGGCTTTATCCCTCCATCCAAAATATTATAGGCAGACAATTCTTTTTTATAAAAATTAATCCAATATTTTTCTCTTTCGTCCAAAAAACATTCTTCACATGCTTCTACAATATAAAAAATAAAATTTTCCTCTCCATATTTATTCCATGCATTTTGTAAATGTTTATTGTCATGAATGTTTTTATTGAGAAGACATTTATGATGAGAAAATCTAGCACTAACATCTACCGATTGTCCGACATACTTCTTATTATTTACTAAATTTTCAATACAATATATTCCGAATTCCTTTTTCATTGCTTTAAATTCTCCCTACTCCATTAAATAAAAAGAATGGGAAAAAAGGAGTCTTTTTTATTGGATCGGTGATCATTCCGTTCCTATCCCATTCTAACTTAAATATTTTTATTTACTATTCACTAATAAGCTTTTACGCTTTTCTTTATCTAATAAATTTTCTTTTTTACGAGAAATACACTTGCAATCTAAACATCTCATATATTCTCTTTTGCCGGCGGGAGTATAATTAAAACCTTCTGATTTTAGATTCATGCTTCCGCACACAGGACATTGAGGCTCTGTTATCTCATTGTACAAAGCAACGTTAAAGTTTCTCACATAAGGTCTTACGCGATAAAAAAGTTCTTCTGTTGAAAAAATATCTCCTATATTATAATCTAACATAGTCTTTAATGCATCAGAATTTCCTTCGC